GAGGCAATCTTAGGTTGTCTACTTCTGGTGCAGTATCAGGTGTATCTAATGAAACGTCTACTACAACCACTGATATGTCTGCTTATGCTGGTGTAGCTGGTCAACTTATTGTTACTATTGATTACCAAAATCATATTCAATGTTGGTGGAACGATAGCACTAACGGAATTAATCAAATAGTTTCTGTAGATTATAATGGGGATGGAGATTGGGCAGGTGGTAATGCGGCACGAGTTGGAGGTTCTGCAAGTAGTGTTCATGGCGGAAACACTACAGGTGCATTTACTGGCACACTAACTAGGTATCGTGAAATCACAACCTACGTTGATACAAGTACATTTTAGGAGGGTTACAAAATGAAAAATGGTGGCCTAATAACTAAAACAATAAACACTCCTACGACTAGTTCAGCTTCGGGTGTCTGGAGTTTACAAGAGCAATACGAAGCAGAGACTAATGATTCTTGGCCAAAGTATGCAACAATACCTACTAATGGATTAATAGCTCTTTTAGACCCAGCTAATTATACGTCAGGTACGACCTTTGCAGATGTTTCTGGTAACAATAATGACATGACTTTAGCTGGTTCTCCAACTCATAATACAACTAATGGCGGCACATTTAGTTTTACTACATCTCAAAGCATGACAACACCTAATAGTGGAGATATGGATAGAGAGACTCTTGATTATACTGTAATTTATGCCGCAAAAATAAATAGCACAAGCACTGATAGAGAAAGAGTGTTACAGTCTGTAAGTAATAATTGGCTTTTAGGTTTTTGGGATGGTATATTTAATAGCTATTATGCACAAAATTGGGTCTATCGCCCATCTGCCAGAGATACTAATTGGAGGGTTTTTTCTGCGACGAGAAACCATAGTGCAGATCAAGACGTTTTTTATTCTAATGGGGTATCTCTTGCTTCTAATTCTTTAGGTTCACGGGGATTTAGAGGGCTGTCTGTAAATAATGGTTCGTTCTATGAACCATCAGACTGTGAGGTAGGTATACTACTTGTGTACGATAGGGTTTTAACTGCTACAGAAATTACTCAAGTGTATAACGAATACAAAACAAGATATGGATTAACATAGGATAATATAATGACACAATATACAATTAATAAAACCTATCCTAAACCTCTACCCCACAGGATAGTTCTCTCTGATGGTACAACTCGTACTGACAACACAACATTCACGGATAATGAGATAGCTGATGCTGGTTACACTGCTGTATCTGACAGACCCTCGCATACAAGTGACCAAAAAGTATTCTGGAATGGTACTGATTGGTATGTGCAAGACATGGTAGGTAACGAATACGATGTAAGAAACCATGCACAGAGTTTAATACTTAGCTACTGCCCCGAATGGAAACAACGTAACATAACTAACAGGTCAATGGAGTTAGTTAATAAAGGTTCAGACAATTGGACAGCAGAAGAACTAGCTGAGTACAATGCTAACCAAGCTATCTGGGCTAAGATAAAAGAGATACGTGATGCTTCTAATACACTAGAAGCTATGTCACCTATACCTCACAACTACTGGTTAGACGAACATTGGCCCAGTGATATAGGAATGTAAAAATTTAAGAGCATAGTCCCCTATTAAAAGGATGAGGTATCCCCTCCCTTAAACACTATTAATAATTTATACTTAAGGAAACACAGGTATAAATTATATTATCTAAGGAGAACACAGATGATAACAGACTACCAAACATTTATACACCTTTCTCGTTATTCTAGATGGTTAGAAACAGAGAACCGAAGAGAGAACTGGGAAGAAACAGTAACTCGTTATATGTCAACATGGAAAGACATGATTGATGATGAGACTTACAAGAAGTTATTTAAATACATTTCAAGCTTAGGTGTTATGCCTTCTATGAGAGCTATGTGGGCTAGTGGTCCTGCTCTAGAACGTAATAACATTACTGGATATAACTGTTCATATCTTAAGATAGATACACCTCGTGCATTTGATGAGGCAATGTATATACTTATGTGTGGTACAGGTGTAGGTTTTTCAGTAGAAGCCATTGATGTAAATAAACTACCATATATTAACGATCACTTTGAAGTATCAGAAAGATTAATCAGAGTAGAAGATTCTAAAGAAGGTTGGGCTAAAGCTATACGTAAGCATATAGCAGACTTATACTTAGGTAGAATACATTACTTTGATTACTCAGATGTAAGACCTGCAGGCGCTAAACTAAAGACAATGGGTGGCAGAGCTTCAGGACCAGAGCCGTTAAAGGAACTTATAGATTTTACAACCGCTTTATTTAAGAGAGCTGGTGGACGTAAACTAACCCCTCTAGAGTGTCACGATCTTATGTGTAAGATAGGTGAGATTGTAGTAGTAGGTGGTGTACGTAGATCAGCTATGATATCCTTAAGTGATTTAGGTGACCACACTATGCAGGGCGCTAAGTCAGGTGCATGGTGGGAAAACAATGCTCAACGAGCATTAGCTAACAACTCAGCAGTATACTTACAAAAGCCAGATGGCTTAACATTTATGAAAGAGTGGACTGCTCTTATTGAATCTAACTCAGGTGAACGAGGAATATACTCTCGTTATGGTGCTCAAGCAACTGCTCCTGAACGCAGAGATTCTGATAAAATTCATGGGACTAACCCTTGCGCAGAGATAGCTCTTCGCTCTAACCAGTTCTGTAACTTAACAGAAGTAGTACTTCGTAGTGAAGATACTCTTAAAACAATTAAAGAAAAAGTAGAGTGTGCAACAATTCTAGGCACATTACAATCTACATTAACTAACTTCCCTTATTTACGTAAAGTATGGAATTCAAATACAGAAGAAGAACGTCTACTAGGTGTATCTTTAACAGGTGTATGTGATTGTCCAGTACTATTTAATGCTAAAGAAAAAGATATACAGGAACTACGTGATTACTCTATTAAAGTAAACGTAGAGTGGGCTAAACGCCTTAACATACCTGCATCTACTTCTATAACAACGATTAAGCCTTCGGGTACTGTTAGTCAACTTGTAAACAGTTCATCAGGAATACATGGTCGCTTTGCACCATACTATATCCGTACTGTACGAGGAGACAATAAGGACCCTTTGACTGACTTTATGAAGCAGACAGGTGTGCCGAGTGAACCCTGTGCAATGAAGCCTGACAGTACTACTGTGTTTTCTTTTCCTATCGAAAGCCCTAAAGGTTCTGTGATGGCCAATGAGTTGAGTGCTATCGAGCAATTAAAACTATGGTTGAAGTTAAAACAGAACTGGGCAGAACATTCTGTATCTATTACGGTATATGTTAAGGACACTGAGTGGTTAGAGGTTGGTGCCTGGGTATATAAGAACTTCGATCAAATAACAGGTGTGTCGTTCTTACCTTATACTGAGCACTCGTATCAGCAAGCTCCGTACCAGCCTGTTTCGGAAAAAGAATATAATGAATCACTCGCACAATTTCCATCGTCAATCAACTGGAATGAACTCTCGGTTTATGAGCAGGAAGACAATACTGAAGGGGCACAAACGCTTGCATGTACTGCAGGGGGTTGTGAAATCTAATGGAAAGTTACTCGCTGATGGCAGTAATGACTCTATTAGACCTCGCCCTTGGAAAAGAAAGAGAAGAGTAAACGCTAGACTACGAGCCTTCAGATTACGTTGTGCTCGTAGGAAATTCAAACAGATAGGAATTAATTTAGAGGAATAATAAATGCCAACAATACCATTACAAAATTTAGGTATACAGGGCTTGAATACAGATACGCCTGCACAGGCATTATCTCCTGAAAACTTTTCAGAGGGTCTTAATATGAGATCCTTTGATGGTTCTCTTCAAGGTGTTCCAGCTTTTCCTACAGCGTTTGACACTAACACTACAGGTACTTCTGTACGTGATGTTTTAGCAGTCACGCAATGGACCCCTGTGGGTTCTAACCAATTTAACCTAGCTTATTTGTATGATGATTCAGGTACAGTTAAATTTCAAGTAGCTCAAGATGTTACTACTTCATTAGGAAGTTTATCTGGAGTTACAGCTACTACTAACTTAGACGAGAATGCTAGATTTGGAATAGATTTATTTGCTTTCAATGGTTTACTTATTAGTAATGATGGTATTAACCAACCTATACTTGTAAGAAACACAGGTACAGAGGCGGCACCTACTTATGTAGCTCAATTTTTAGTTAACTGGTTTTCAGGTACTGATGCAAGCACTCAAGCAATTATTGCAAACAGAGTTACTGCTCAAAGTATGACTCAGTATAACAATAGATTAATTGCATTAAACTTAAGTGGACAGTATTTGAACAATGAAAATTTAGGTAATGCATCATTAGCTTGGTCTACACCTATAACAGACATTAATACTCTTGATGGTGTTACTTGGAGATACGCTTCTACTAACACAGCAGGAGATGATATACTTACTGAAACAGTAGGAGAGCTATTAGATGCAGCTCAACTAGGTCCCTATCTTATTGTTTATAAAGATGATTCTGTATACAGATACCAAGATACAGGTGCACCTCTTTACTTAACAAGTGAACTTTTATTTGATGATGATGGTTTATACAGCCCTGGTTGTTTTGAAGATATAGGTGGTGGTAGACATTTTGTTTTAGGTAACTATGGTATATACATACATGATGGTGGACCTAACAAAGAAGATATATCTCAAGGTAGAATACAAAAAGATATTTATAATACAGTAAACCCTGCACACAGAGATAGGACTTTTACTTTCAGAAATACTAGAGATAAAGAAGTATGGGTTTGTTATAGTGCACTAAAAGAACATGACGGTACAAGCCGTACAGGTACAGGTTGTAATTTTGCTTATGTATATAATTACTCTACAAATACCTGGTATAAAAGAACTATTAATAATCTTAAAGGTATAACTGAAGGAGAAATTAATGGTCAACTTTATATTTATGGATTTGGAACTGGAGGTATATTTTTATTAGGTAATACTTTAGTTTCAGAGGGATATGTTAGATTTTTAAAACAAGATTTAGGTAACCCTAATATAACTAAAAGAATAACTGCAGTATACCCTATGAGTACTAATATATTTAATACTACTGCTATTACATCTAATAATTTAAATGACACTGCTACTGTTGATGCTCAATTTAATCTATCATTTGCAAGCAGAGATAATCAGTATAAAAGAACTTTTGATCCTTCTATAGGATCAGGATATAAAAGAGATTATAGATTAACTGGAAGATACTTTAATTTAGAAGTAGCTATGTCTAGTACTAATAATCCTGAATTAACAGGAATGGATCTAGAGGTTATACCTTCAGGTACAAGATGATACTGCGGCTCGCAGGCAAGGAGTGAACAATGTCTAATGTGTTTATCCCAGCAGGGATTAGAGACAAAGCAACTAGAGATACTTTAATTGCTATTGTTAAACAATTAAGTAATGGAAATGTAACAATAGCTGCTACTCCACCTAACTCATACGACCCAGGTGCAGTAGGTGATATTATATACGCTTCTTCTAATTCATCTATTTGGATATTTGATGGAGATGAATGGACACAAGGTCCAATAGGTCCTACAGGCCCCGCAGGAGCAAATGGTGCAGACGGCGCTGATGGCTTAGCTGGTGCTGATGGTGCTGATGGTGCAGACGGCGCTGATGGAACAAATGGTACTGATGGAACAAATGGTACTAATGGAACGGATGCAGTTAGATATGCAGAAGTAACTTTATACACAGACCCTACAGTTGCTAATGCTCCGTCTGCTCCTTCTGCAACTATTACTTGGTCAACTGGAGCTATAAGTTCTATAACTTCAGGCTGGTCACAAACACCTCCTACTATTTCAGCTAATTCCTCTAACTCAGTATATTCTTCTCAGTTAATTTTTATAGATTCAACAGCACCTTTTACAACTACTACAGTTACTGGTACATCTCCTATAGAAAGTATTAATTTTACAGGAGTAGTTACATTTAATAGTGGCGACTTTATTATAGATGGTTCTACTATTACTACTATAGATGGAGGTAACATTGCAACAGGTTCTCTTATTGCAGGTTCTTCTTTAAAGGTAGGTGATATTGCTATTAACGGTAGTGGAGAACCAACTAGCGGAGAGGGAATGTTTGTTGTAGGTGAAGACAACGCAGGTGCTACAGGAACTACGGCTGGTGATTTTGTAGTTGGTAATTCTAGTAAGTTTATGGGTTGGGATGCTTCTGATGGGGAATTAACCCTTAAAGGTTCTGTATTAAAAGCAGATGATGGTTCAATAGCTGGACTATCTTATGTTCAAGTTACTCCTCCTGATTCCGCTTCTGTTGGTTCTGTTTTTTACAGAACATCAACAAATAAATACTATATTATTTTAGAAGATTCAAATAATAATAAATTCTTTAGACCGTTTGCTACTGGCGCTCCTTCAGGAGATCTTGAATTAGCTGCATCTAGTGCTGAACCAACTATTACAGGAATACCTGCTACTCCTACACAAACATTTACAAGTGGATCTGGAAATATAGATATATCTAGCCTTAGTGATAATCAATATGTAGTTGCTTATATGGTTGGTGGCGGCGGCGGTGGAGCTCACGCTTCAGAAGGTAATAACCAAGGTACAAATAACCAATCCGGATTATATACTGCTGGCGGCGGTGGTGGTGGAGCTGTATTGCAAGCTATACCGAAATCAGAATTAGGAAGTGTTCTTGCCTATTCCGTAGGAGCTGGAGGATTAGGTTCATTAAACCCTGGTGGTATTCCGGCTGGAAACAACAATGTTGGTACTAAAGTAGGTAGCGCAGGAGGTTCATCAACTTTAACAGCAACTAACGGTACTAGAACTTTTGGAACTGCCGGAGGAGGAGGTGCTGGACTTGCTAACTCACTTAGTTCAGGATCAGGTGGATCTGGTGGAGGTGGATTTTTTGAATGGACTGACTCTGATTATTATTATACAAATAATCCAGGAGATGCAGGTACAGCACAAAATATTCCTAACTTTAACAGTAACGCTTCTTTTAATGGAGGAGCAGGTGGAGGTAGCCCAGCTAATACAGCTAGTACTGGAGCTAATTCTGTTTGGGCTGGCGCAGGAAACAGTGCTACTTCAACAAACGCAGGTTCATATGGTAGAGGTGGTACTCGTGGATATGGTAATCTTGGCAAAGGTTCTGGTGGATTTATTAGAATATTCTTTCCAAGATAATAGGAGATATAAATGTTTTATATATATGATACTAATAACAACCTTAAAGGCAAATACGAAGGTAATTATTTAGATCAATTACATTTAGTAGGAGCCACTGTAAATGAAGGTGAAGATTCTGAATATAATATTAGTCGTGTTACTAATGAAAATGGTGATGAAGTCACAGAAGAAATTTTAGAAACTAATGCAAGAGCTAGAAGAAATACAGAGTTAATTAATTCAGATTTTACTCAACTTTCAGATAGTCCTTTTACAATAGAACAAAAAAATTTATATTATATTTACAGACAAAAACTAAGGGAATTACCAGAACAATCTGGTTTCCCTGCAACTATAACTTGGCCTGCAAAGCCTATATAAAGAGGATAAAATGTTTAGGAAAAAAACACCTTACATTAAATTTAGATATAGAAAAGATTTTGAATACTTAGAAAAACCTAAACCTTCTAGTAAATTGTTACCTGATTGGTATAAAAAACTTGCACGACAAAGTCCAGGGGTACATAAAAATAATACAGGCACTGCAAAAAGATGTGTACCAGTATTCGATGCTTGTACTAATGGTTATATTATACCTGCTTGGGTTGATTTTAATATTAAAGTTGTAATAAACGAGGAAGTAGGAATTGAAGTTAATACACCAACTGATATGGGATTTGAATCAAGCACTATTACTAATCACAGTTGGGCTCAAGTAGGTGATGATTGTCCTGCTCAAAAGTATCCTCTAGGTAAAGCATTACTTAAATTTACTAATCCTTGGGTAATAGAAACATCACCAGGTTGGTCTTGTCTTATAAAGTCTCCACCTAATCATTTTAGTAATATAAGATTATTTGAAGGTGTTGTTGATACTGACACATATAAACCACAAATTCAGCTTCCTTTTTTCTGGGATGGTGTTGAAGAAGGTGATTTTGAAATTAAAGTAGGTGATCCATTAATTCACGTAGTTCCTTTTAAAAGACGTGATAAGTTAAAAATTCAATATGATGAATGGGATCGAAATGAAATGGATAAAGCTCAAAGAAAATTAGAATCTAAGTTTATTGATAAGTATAAAACTTTCTTTTGGCACAAAAGAAAACAATAGGAAAACAGCATGAAAGTAATTCATTTAGACCCAAGCAGTATTATTGCTCATTGGAGAGTAATAGAACCTGCTATACAGTCTGCACTAGAACATAGTACTAATGAATCTACTACATACGATTATTTACAATGGTTACAAGACCCTACACAATATCAGTGTTGGGTGGTTATGAATGAAGAAGAGACTATAGTAAACGTTAGTATAACTAAAATAAACTATTACGCTACTCATAAGTCTCTTCATCTAATCACAACAACAAGCATAAACGGTGGTAGATGGGACACCTATAAAAATGCCCATCACACAATTGAGGCTTACGCAAGACAACAAGGGTGCAGACGCATTGAGATGTATGGTAGAAAAGGTTGGTCAAAGATCCTAAATAAACTTAAAGGATCACAAGGTGAAAGTTATAAAGAGACCTATGTGGTCCATTCTATGGAGTTAGAAAATGAGATTTAAAGAATTAAACCCGTTCATGCCTGCGGTTACACCAAGAGGTTTAGGTATAGTTTCTAAAGGCGGAGGCGGAAGTGAAACCATAGAAAGTATTCCTGATTGGTATAAACCTTATATTACGAATGCAGCAGGTAGTGCTACAGATGCATTTAATGCTGGTGATCTTGGAATGGTTGCTGGTTTAAATAAACAACAAAAAGAAGGTATTAACGCTTTAACAGGAGCAGCTGGTGAATCTATAAAGCAGTATAATTCTGCTAATGAAGCTACAGATGTTTTAAAGCAAGCAGCTGCAGGTGAAGGTATATATGGCGGTGGCGCTACTCAAGGACTTAAAGATGCTGCTATACGTGATTCTCAAGCCGCTTTTGCACCAATGGGA